TCCAGAGCTATCCAACACGTAAGCAGGACCTTGTGTCATCTCGCTTTGCACGTTCTTCCCCTACCCATCGCCTTGCCGCTCCACGCCTTTTACAACGGCGTCGTGGTGGTGGCCAATAAACTGGAGGAACCCCTCACCCAGGCCGCTCTAGCTGTCCGTTACCTCTACGGATATGGCAATGAGAAACCTCGGCCGACAGAGGGAGCTGGTGCCCGGTTTAAGTACCGGATCAGCAAGCGAGCAATGGCCAAGAAGCAGCGACCAATGGCAGTGCAAATAGGACCCACTGTGTCAGCCGTGTTCCCACGGCCCGACACCGGTTCCTTGCAGAACGCCATTGACGCCGTCAGATACCGTATGGGTGTGGTTCCCACCATGCCTGACCAAGCGACTCTGATTGGCCTCCGCGACATGAGCAGATGGCTCTGTCGCCGGTTGCTGAAACCGCTCTCCCCTTCCGAAGACATGGACTTTGGTGATTGGCTAGACCACACGAAGTACCCGGAAGCACGCAAAGAACAACTGCGTGAAGCCTATGAAGCCACCTGGAACGGTGAACACTTAGATCGGTTAAACCAGTTCGTCAAAATCCACATCAAAGACGAGCCGTACGACAAGTATAAACCTCCACGTGGCATCTGGGCGAGGGTCGATGGTGCCAAGGCAAAGGAAGGACCATTCTTCGCTTTGATTGAGCACATCGTGTTTAAACTGGCGTACTTCATCAAGACTGTACCGCTGACTGAACGAGCAGAGTTCATGAGGGAAATCTTCGGGACATCCCGAGGTGATTTCTTCAAGCTGCTCGAAACAGACTTCAGTAAGATGGAAAGCCACTTCACGATTTGGATGATGATCTACATCGAATTCGAGCTCTACGCCTACATGGTGAGCCAGAACCCGAGAATGCAACGCGCACTCAGGGTTATCGGGAAGATGCTCCTAGGTTCTAACAAGTGCCACTGGAGACGAGTCCTCTGGGTCATCGTCGTAGCTCGACGCATGAGCGGTGAAATGAACACCTCCCTCGGCAATGGATGGGGCAACCTCACTGTGATTCACTATGCTGTGTACGTGATCACTGGAAAGAAGGAGCTCCTCGTTGGCGTATTCGAAGGAGACGACGGGCTGGTGAAGTTGCCAGAGCACGTCGCGAATCGGATTACCCCGACTTTCCTAAGAACGCTAGGATTCCGGATGACATTGGAAGAAAGACCAGATGTTATGGAGTCCCTTTTCTGCGGAACAGTCCAGACCGAGAGCAGTCCCTACGTCCTGTACGACCCATGGAAATTTCTGTGCACCATGGGTTGGAGCAAATCCCAGCACTCACAGTTCGGGCCTAGAAAACGACGCGC